TGTTAGAAGGAAAAGGTTTCCGAATTCTTAATCTTACATACGATACGATGTTGGCTCATCACGTATTAGATGAAAACACTCCTCACAACCTAGAATTTCTACAGTCCATTTGGACAACGATTCCTTTCTATAAAAGTGATATAAAGAAGTGGTTACCGAATCGTTCTACTCCTTATTCGGCAATTCCTTCAGACGAACTATATAAGTATAACGCAAATGATATTTTGGTTAATGATGTTGTTTATTTACGGGAGCAAAGAGAGTTTATACCTCATCCAAAACTTCAGCAATTGTTTTACAACTTAACAATGCCGTTAGCTCACGCCCTTTATGACTTAGAAACAACTGGGATAATGGTAGATGTTTCTAAGGCACAACGCGTACGAGATGAGCTGAACTCTCAGATTGAAACTCTCCAAACGCAGTTATTCGAAACTGTAGGTTATGAGTTTAATCCTCGAGCTCCCGCGCAACTGGAAAAGGTCTTGTTTCAAGAGATAGGTTTGAAACCGATTCGAAAGACTGATAGTGGAAGATGGAGTACAGACGAAGAAACCTTAACTGCTTTAGCTCCTTTACACCCTGTTCCTGGAATTGTATTAGAGCTAAGAAAGGCTTCGAAGTACTCAACTACTTATTTAGGAGATTCCGCAAATAGTTTACTTCGAGTGGATGAGAATAGTAGGGTTCATCCTCATTATTTAATTATTGGTCCAAAGCATGGCCGAGTTTCTACTGTTGACCCAAACATTCAAGCTATTCCACGAGATGGGCCTGTGAAGGAACTTTGCGTTGCGCCAGAAGGTTTCTTCTTTGTGGAAATCGATGAATCTTTAACAGAGATGAGAATGATGGCATATGAGTCGCAAGATAGCGCTATGTTAAAAGCCTTCCGAGAGAAGAAAGATATTCACGTAGAAACAGCCGCTTCCTTATTTGATATGACTTACGATGAAGTGATGCAACAACTTCATTCCGAAGACCCTGAGGTACAAGCTTCCGCTAAAGATAAAAGGTTTCTCGCAAAGTTCTTTGACTTTGGAGTGAACTACGGTCGAGGGCCGCATAGTATTGCGGCTCAATATGGAATGACTATTCAAGAAGCGGAAAAGAAATATCGAAAGTTCTTAGATTCTTATCCCGGCGTCGAAGCGTTTCAGTTAGAAGTGATGAGATTCGCTCACGAACACGGTTTTGTAGTATATCCTTCAGGCCGGAGAAGAAGAGTACCTGGGTTACTAGACCCGTTTACGAAACGAGATTCTGGCTTAGTAGGAGACATGGAAAGGTCTTGTATTGCATCAATTGTACAAGGGTGTAGTGCAGACGTTCATCATTATACACTTATAGCTTGTCACAATATGTTAAAGGCTAATAAGTTTAAGTCGAGGATGATTATGACTTTACACGACGCTTGGTTTTTTGAAATAGCGGAAGACGAAATGGATAAAGTATTGCCTATGATTTCCGATGTTCTCTTACGCGTACCTCTAGAACTTATGGGCTTAGAAGTACCTGTAAAAATGGCATTAGGCAAGTGCTGGGGTGACAAGAATGGGGTTGAAATTGAACTCGATTATTCGTAATATTATTAAAGAGGAAATAAAATGGAGATGAAAGAACTTGCGTTCGAGTTAATCCTCGAACAGCGCACTATCGCAGTTAATCTTGAAACAGAATTGAAGATTGATGTTGCGAACGTTGACCAAGAGTTAGTTGACCAACCTTCCAAGTACGCGTGGTATTCTGCAATCTATGAACACCTTTCACATATCGTAAACAAACTAAAAGTTCTTGTTTCGGAGACAGAAGCCCGAATTGTAGATAGGATTCGTTCGGACGCTCAACTCTCTGGCCAATCCCGCCCAACGGAAAAGATGATAGATGCAGAAATGAAATTAGACCCAGAGTGGCAAGAAATGCAAAATCTCTTACTGGAAGCTCAAAGAAATATGAATTTAGCGCGTGTAGCTAAAGAAGCATTCCAACAAAGGCGTGACATGCTTATCAGTTTGGTTTCAATAATTAAAGAAGAGCGTCAATGGTCACAAAGTTCGAAGATATTAAAAGACAAACACATAATAGGATTGGAGCAGTAAAATGAGATGGTTGGATAAACTCCGCGGTGATACGACTTTGGGTTCTGAATCTCAACCGCTTCGAAAACCAAAAAAGATTGAACCCATGCATGTTCTTCCTGGAGACCGAATTTCGTTTACAGATGAATTTGGGAAGTTTCGAACAGTAATGGTCTTTAAGAAAGGGTGCATTCGTACGCTTTCTTCCTCTGAGATTGGCAGATACGCGAGAGAAGATTTCTAGACTTCTTTTATTTAAGGAGGGCTATTGTGAGAACGAAATATGTTCCTAGGTCAAGCGATGCTGAGTATTGGGTAAGGTCGGATTTGTTCGTCTACAAGAATACCTTTTGGCAAATTAAACCAGATGGTAGTACTGGGCGATGGTTGGAAACTACCCAAGCTAATACTTTGGAGTCTACAAAGGAGGGCGCTAATGAAATAGAAGGTAATTAGTGGTAGTAATAGTCGTTGACTAGAATTTTTGGCAAGGAGGAAAAATATGCCAGGTAAAGTCGACATGGATAGAATTATGAGTAGGTATTCTCAATTAAGTTCTGGTTCATTTTGGACGCCAAAAGAAGGGTTAAATACTATTCGGATTCTCCCTCCGTGGAATGATGATGGGCTCTTTTACAAAGAAGCACCTTCCCATTTCTCAGTTGGGCGCGAGAATAAGATGTTTGTTTGCGCTTTGAAACTAGGTATTGGCGCTTGTCCGATTTGTGAAGAAGTTGGAAGGATGATTAAATCCAACAATCCGGACGAGGTTCGTAAAGCGGAAGACATGAGGGTTCAACTTCGAATTCTGTATAACATTATTGATATGGATGATATCAATTCCGGAGTACAGGTATTCTCATCTGGTCCAAAAATCTTTCGCGATATTCTTTCATTCTTTGCGGACCCTGATTGGGGAGACTTAACCGACCCAATCAATGGATACGACATTGTAATTGAAAGACAAGGTTCCGGGTTTAATACGAGGTATAACGTTCGCCCAAGAAAAAATCCTTCTCCTATACCTAACCCTGATTTGTTAGATTTGCTTCAAGATTTGGACCAGTTTGTACAACTTCCGAATTCGGATGCAGTAAAAGATGCTCTAGGTTACGAAGGTTTTGAACCTTCCGCTCCCGCAAGACAACCTTCTGCACCTCAACCAGTTACAACACCAAAAGCTCCTACTCCCGCGACAAAGGAAGCTATAAAAGAAGCTCTTGCACAAAAGGCGACCGAAGCTCCTGCAGATAAACCGAAACCAAAATGTTTTGGAAAGCTTTACGATGAAAAGACTTGTGGAGATTGTGAGTTTAAAGAGGAGTGTGTTGCTAATTGTAAAGCGGGTCGACCTGAGGATACCGGAGATTTAGCTGCAAAGATAAGAGCAAAGTTGAGTGAAGGTAAGTAATGGATACTCGCCAAGAGTTAATTTCGACGTTGACGAAAACTCTTGACCACTCTTCTTTGCTAAGTAGCACAGAGCTAGGTCTATATGTGAAGCAATTTATCCCTTCGGGATTACCTTCCTTAGACCTAGCTCTAGGTATTCCCGGTATCCCTTGTGGTCGAATTACAACTATCCGCGGAAAACCGGCTGCAGGAAAGAGTTCTTTGGTTTGTCAACTTTTGGGAGCTTGTCAAAAAGTCGGTGGTATTTCAGTTTTAATTGACTCAGAATATGCTTACGACCCGATTCGTTCGCAAGTAATTGGTATGGATGTTGATTCAACAATCGTCCTACAACCCGATAGCTTAGAAGAGTCATTTAATCAAATCGAAAAGACAATCGAAATAATTCGGAAAGAAGACCCGGACGTACCTGTAATGATTGCAATCGATTCTGTAGCTGGATTACCTACCGCAGCAGAAGCAAAAGCTTCTTTTGGGGATTCAATGTCTTGGGGGTCACATGCAAGGATTGTTAGTCAAGCCTTACGTCGAATCGTGCGTAAAGTAGCAGACCAAAAAGTTGCACTATTATTCGTTAACCAGACTAAAGACCGAACGGATGTTGCATGGGGAGACTCCGATACCATGATTGCAGATAATCCTATTAGTTTTCATAGTACTTTAATTCTAAAAACTACTAGGGTTGGT